TTTGATGTGTGAATATACGAAAGAAATCGTATATGTGTCAAGCTTTTTTTTGCTACATAGATGTTTGCATATCGTCTTCAAGTTCACTTTCATCTATGTCACAGAAATCACCGTCGCAGAATTTTTCTATATTTGCTTCTTCGTTTTTTATTACACCGAAACTTAACTTACCAAGTTTTTGTAATTGTTTATTGTAAGTTTTCTCATCAATTGATTCATATGGCATTTGTTTATAAGCACCATAATCGTGTCTTGGTAGTAAAGAAATACCTTTTAATCTATATTGAAAATAGTTTAAAACGTAAGGTAACTGTTCAGCTTCTGTTTTAGGATTGAATGTAGCCGTACAACTAACTTGATTGTCTGCCCAATGTCTTTGTAAGAACGCAGCCAAACTAAATTGTTCCCAAATAGAAAGTTCAGCTGCTGTTCTTATACCCTCTCCTACGTCAACTGGCACTTCGACTACCATCGTAGAATCTTCTGAACCGAACGCTGGTTCTATTTTATAACCTGCTTTTTTCAATGGTTCTAATAACTCTGAATGATTTGAAAGTCTAATTCTTCTAATATAAAATCTACTTTCGGGATAATGTAAACCTGGAGTAGCACCAGCTAGTAATGAAACTGTACCACTTGGTTTAACTGATGTGGTTTTTATTGATTTCGGTACAGCGAACCAATCACTATATTGTTTGTCCCATTCTTGAATAGTGTCATAACCAGTCTCTAACCAATTCTGTAACTCATCTAATCCTTTAGCTGTTATGAACTGAGCAACACCACTAACTGAACAACCAATTCTTCTGTTTCTCAACATAACACGATTTGTGTCTGACCAATGTGTTCTACCTAGTGTAACTGTCTTGGCATACAAATAAGCATATTTAAGTGTTCTTTGATAGTCCTCTAGTGAATCGTGATTGTTTGGAAATGTCTCTACCAAACAACATAACTCATATGATTCAAGTGTTTGTTCAAGACAAGGATTACCACCCATAGCTCTGTGGTCTTTGTTATCACCACCGTTCTTCATTCTTGAATACGACCTCATATTATCTAACCAAGCAAAACCTGGTTCACCATTGTCTACTATTCTCTTACAAACGTCTGTATAATCCATACCTAACTTAGCAAAGATACTATTATTTGATGTCCAACCATATTGGTCTCTATGTGGATTTACTTTATAGTTTTTTAAATCTAAGTATTCTTCATTATGTGGGTCACCAAATACAATCTCTGCAGTTCTTCTAACATTACCTGCCACAACACATTTACCAATCAGATTCATTATATCTACGATTGTTGTGATTGTAATAGGTTCACCACTGTTTTTTTCTAATACATTTCTGATGTCTTTGTGAACTTCCATTAATGGTTCAGGTCCAGAACTCATACCTCCAAAACCTTTGATTGGTACCCCTGCAGGTCTAACTTTTTTGTAATCAAACTCTACAGATGCTTGTCCATGAAAGTAACTCTCTAATAATAATCTTAATGATTCTACCCAACCCTCACGAGTATCTGGTATTTCATAAACTTGATTATCTCTGTTATTATCTACACCCTTAACAACTATTTCCCCCGCTCCTTTAGTATCAAAACCTACTCCAACACCTAACATACTTGCATCCATTAGGAAACAAAATGGTTTGGAATAATCTTCTTTAATTGTTTTTGTTGATACGAACGCACAATTGTTTAGTGCTGCATATAAATTCTTTTCTTCGGTAATTGGTGTACCCATTGCCCACAAACCACGACCTGGTGGTAAGAACTTCATATTGAAAATTCTATCATACATCTCTTGAGCTGACTTTTGACCTTGCCAAGGATTCCAACCTAATTGATGTGATTCAATATGATTCTTTTGCATAGAGTAAGTACCTTCTACAACTCTCTGAACAGTTTCCCACCATCTTTCGTTTTTACCATCATCTTTAATACGAGAATAGGTTCTCATATATACTAATTCACCTAATCCATTAAAACCAAAAGGTGGTTTTTTTCTCTTGTACTTATCTATAAACTTTTCTGATAACTTAAATTTTTCCATCTAACTAACTCCTATTGTAATCTTATTCTCGTAACAAATATAAGTATAATATATACGAAAGTATTTTCACGATTTATTCAAATCCTTCAACATTTTTTTCCATATCTTTATATTTGTTAGCTAACTCTTTTCTAATAAACTCTTCGCTGTTATTCATCTTCCCTTGAGCTTCTTTACCAAACTGACTACTACCTTCAAATATCTGAACTTGTCCGATATTTGTGTTTATTGTTGATGGATAAGTAACACCGTCGATTCCAAATCTATTTTTAATTACGTGAAATCTACCAGTGTTTGCTATCTTATCCTCTACTTTTCTACTCATACTCATAACAAAGTCAGCAGTCATAACTTTACTATAATCTTCTGCAACCTTATCAGCTCCAATCACATCTTCTTCTAGTGCTGAACGATTTGCTTGTGATGCTGTCCATATTGGTACTTCTAACTCACCAGCAAGTCCTCGTAAATCTTCATATATATTCCCTATTGCATGACGTTTTTCTTTAAAGTTACCAGTAGGCATTAATATATCGGCATAATCAACAATAACCATATCTGGTTTAGTACCACTTAGTTCAATCTGTTTCAGATGAGATGCTAAAGTTTGAACTGAAGCCGCTTTAGTTGGAAAATATTTAATCAATAATCTACCTGGTAGTTTCTCTATCTTATTTGTTACTTCATCTTTATAGTATTTTATATTTGCAGTAGTGACACCACTAAAGATAGAATCATATCTAAGACCAACATAATTTTCATTTAACTCTAATGTATAATGAACTATCGTTTTATCTTCTTTTAATGAACCTGCACCTATTGCCTGTAGTGTCCAAGATTTACCAATACCAGCCGGTGCAACAATAACACCAAGTTCACCTTGACCTAAACCACCATCCATAATTTCATTTATTACGTCCCACGGTGTTTTAACTGTCGTTCTTGCTGATTCTTCAAGTCTTTGTTCGAGTGAAATTATATAATCGTGACCTAAGTCTCTTGTTGTACCTGCTTTCATTGCTTCATCTATTATTGATTTGATACCGTCGTAATCTTTGTTTTCTAACATATCAACTGAATCTAAGATTGCATTTTTAAGTGTTTGATTTTTACAAAAATCCAAAGTTTGTTCTTGGACAAATTCTAAGTCAGTAGCCTCGATGTTCTTCCAAACTTCTCTAAGTTTATCTACAGCTCCACTCTTTAAAACATCGTTATCTATTTCATCTATTTTATATTTTATAACTTCAAGTGTTGGTTGTTTTTTATATTTAAAATAATAATCTTGTATGTTCTTTACTAACCATTTATTTGAGTCTGAATCGAACATTGTTGGACTCAAGATATCACTAATGGTTTGAATGAACTTAATATTACTTAATAGAGAAGCAATAATCTTTGCTTGAAACGAAGTCCCAAATTGTGTTAGTGTTTCACTCATTTGTTTTCTCTGCATAACGATTTAATTGATTAAAATTTGTTAACAACCAGCTATTGATGTTGGGTAGTGCTGTATATAATTTATCTTCTAAAAACATTTTTTCAAATTGAAACTTAACTAATCGATTGATTGGTTGATGTATTCTATCGATTATTTTTGTTTTAGTAGAACCTGATATATGTACGTCTGACAATTGCATCAGTTTATAATTTAACTCTATAACATCTTTAGCTTCTGGTAATTCAGTAATTACCTCATCTATATTAACTATTCGATTTTCTTTCAAAAACGGCAATTTTTTTCTTATTGTTTTTAAACCAAGACCTTTCACACCTGATATATTATCTGACTTATCACCATCTAACACTCTATACCAAATATAGTTGTGAGATGAGATACCATATTCATCTAATACACTCTGTTCATCATAGATTTTCTTTTTAGTTGGACTCCATATTTTTATTCTACCATTCGCTAATTGAAGAAAATCTTTATCAGTTGACATAATTGTTATTTGTGATTCAGTTAATACTTGTCTACACAAATATCCAATAGTATCATCAGCTTCAATATTATCATATGACATTACAGTTACAGGTAATGTATCTAAATATTCAACTATACGTTGTAATTGCATTATCATATTTTGTTTCTCATCTTCTTGAGAAGCAAAATCATATGAACGATTTACTCTGTATTTTGTTTTTCTGTTTTGTTTGTAATCAGGATAGAGTTTCCGACGGTGTTTAGACCCACCTTTACCATCAAATACTATGACGACTCGGGTAGGTCTAAACATATTTATTGTGTAACCAATACTTCTTAGAAAACCAACTATTCCACCAACGTGAATACCATCATCGTTAGTAGTTGGTATAACACTAAACACTCTTATGAAAGTATTTAGACCATCTATTATAAGTACTTTATCATTAGGTTGACCACCGTCTAGTGAGCCACCTTTCTTTTTTATTTCATCTAAAATAGAAAGATATTTTTTATTACTCACTAACTTCCTCTTCTACAACTACGTCATCAATTCCAAAGTTCTTTTCATATTTGAGAATTACTTTATCACAGATTAAGTTGTAACAATATTCTCTGAACTCCTCATCTTTGAGTTGTTCACTCCAATCTTTTGATTGAAACTTGAGTTCTTTACCCTTATGATTATCCATAGTGTACCACGCACCGCCTTGTTTCACTAACTTATGGTCTTTCATAACTTTTAACCAACTACCATCATCATCGATACCTGTTTCAAAGTAAAGTTCAAAGTCAGCATGTCTCATAGGAGGACCAAGTCTGTTTTTAATGACTTGAGCTCTCATCTTCATACCGATATTATTATTCTTCTTATCTTTAATTTGACCAAGATTTTTTAATCTGATTCTAGTTGAAGCATGAAATGGTAATGCTTTACCACCTGAAGTTGTCCATGGGTCACCAAACATAACACCGAGTTTTTGTCTGAGTTGATTTGTAAACACAAGAGCTATCTTTTGTCTACCAATCATTTGAGTTATCTTTCTCATTGCTTTTGAAAGAATAATTGCTTTACTTGTAGCCCAACCATCTTTATCAAACTCAGCTTCTAACTCAACTTTAGTTGTTGCAGCTGCAAGTGAATCGACTAAGATAGTGACTAATCTATCTTTATCACTTTCACGAACTTTTGCAACTATCTCTTCAATAGCTGAAAAGATATCTTCTACTGTTTCTAAATGTAAATATAACATATTATCTACATCGACACCAATAGAACCAAGAAACTCTGTACTCACTGCAGTCTCTGTATCAATATACACAGCAACTCCACCTTTCTTTTGAGTTTCAGCCAACATATGAGCTCCAAGTAATGATTTACCACTACTCTCAAGTCCATTTAGTTCTGTAATTCTACCAACTGCAATACCACCATTTGGTTTGTTTGATATTGCTAAGTCTAACATCGTAGACCCTGTAGATACAAAATCTTTTATGTCTGTTGGTGTTGTGTCTGTACCATCCAAGAAGTATGCAACTTTCATATCCTTGAATTGTTTATTTATAGTGTCTGCTAAGACACCTGCTAATTCATCTCTTGTTGACATAAATTATCTCCAATTAAAGTGTTAGTAAAAATGGGTGGTTAGGCGTACAATAACAGCCTACTCTGGTCTTCAATCTGTAGACTACCACCCACTACATTATTTTGTTTAGCTATTGAACAAATCGTCAAAAGCTGCTGTCGTGTCTGTATTACTATTCGTGTTTGCAGCAACTGGTTGTTCTTTCTCTACAGTTTCTTCTTCTGTTTTTTCAGTAGAACTACCGTTGAGATACTCATTGAGAGCATTCGTCAAATCATCATAAGAAAGTTCCTGATAGATTTCAGTAATATTCTTTTGTGACTCATTGATTGAATCCAACATAGCTGCATCTTCCGTAATTGGAGTTTGATTAGGTTTAACCCTAATTGATGTTGAAGGAAAATTCTTCCCAGTCTCTTCAGCTGTTTTGAACTCTACAGCAACATCACGACCATTTACTGAATCTGTGATATCACCATAATCAGGGTCTGCTATAATAGAAAGTAGTTCTTGATAAACTGTCTTTCCGAATCCCCAAAACTTAACACCTTGATTCTCTTCACCACGTACAACGACTGGAGCAAAAGTTCTCATTTTTGCTTCAACCTTTTTACCAAGACGATAGTCATCTTTTGAACCAGTTGATTTAAGTTTTTGTGCAAACTCTTCAATTGGGTCTGGACGACCAAATGATATCGGTGAAAGATAATTCTTACCACCTAAATCATAGTGAAAGTACAATTCAATAAAAGGGTTGTCCGCATTAAATTTATAAGGGACAATCCTAAGTACTTGTGTACCTGGTTGTGGTTTCCAAAGATTTGATGTTCGAGTGTTTGTAGTCTGAAGTTGACTAAGACGACTTTTGATTGCGTTTAAATCCATTTTTATTCTCCATTAGTTAATTAGTTAATTGGTAATTGGTAATCAGTATAACCTGATACATAAATAAGTATAATGAATCGTTTCAAAATACAATTTTATTTTTCAGTTTTGTCCCAAGTTTTGACATCTACTATTGTGTAAATTCTTGTTGGTATTTTATTTAGTCCATCTTCGTTTGTGAGCAGTAATGAGTTCTTATAATTTTCCCATTCGATAGGAAACGACTTATCAAGTTTACCACCATTTAGTTCACGAATTAAATCGTTTAGAGCGTTGATTGTGTAAAGTGTATTTGTGTTCTTTTTTCTATGCAGTGAAATAGTATCTGGTATACCTTGCATAAAGTCTTCATCATACTCTACATTATAAGTACAGATTAATTGATGATGGTCATTCTCATTTGAGAATACATAAATCTTATCAAACACGATTTCATTACAAGCTATAATAACATCAATAGTTTCATTGAAATGATTTCTTTTTGTGAATGTACAAAGTAGTTGTGTTTTCATTATAATTTTGTTCCTCTCGCTTGACCTTGAGGCATAATTAAATATCTACCACCCATAATTAAATTAGTCTTACCACTATCTTTAAATCCAAAATGCATTTCTTTAGTATGTCTTAAAACAAACACTGGTAAGTATTGTGATATTTTTTTATCAGTAGATGGTACATTTGGATTAAATGTTATGTGTCCAGCTTGACGAGTGTTTAAATTTATACCTCTAATACTACCATCGGTATCTGTCATAGGGTCAAGTGTTAATCTTTCTTTTGCTTGTAACAATATATTAACGTTTTCTTTACTAAATTTAGTATTACCTTTTTTAAATTCTGTACCATAAATAGTTGCACCGGCTATATCAGAATATTTTGGGTCTTTTTCAAAGCTCCTATAAAATCCTGTTTTTGGTGGTACTAAGTATAAATCAAATTTTTTATGTTGTTTCCATACATTTACTTCATAAAACTTTGTTGAGTGTGATGAGAAAATCTTAAATTTATCATCAATCACTTCTTTTTTATTACCCATTTGAATTTCAATTTTATTTTTTCCTAATGCCTTCATACCTGTAACACCTTTATATACCGTTTTAAGTTTTTTTGTTACAGTTTTTAAAAATTTATTTGAAACACCATCAAGACCTTTCACACCTACTTTTTGTTCAAAATTTTTATCAAAAAATGAACTCATTGAACCGTATTGTTGAAATGGAACTTGTGCACTGATATCACCTGCTCCACTTTTGTAATACTCTCCGTGTTTATATGAAACCCAAAATACTGATTTACCATTATTATCTAATGTAAAGTCTGCTTTTGGAACACCACTTACTGTAGATGAACCATTTACTTTTACACCCATATCTTTACCATCTACAAATAATGGAATTGGTTCTGTAGAAAGTGTTTTAAAATAATCATTCAACTCCGATATCTGCATATCTTCAAATCCTATACCTGCGGCATTTCTCTCTTTTACTTCTATTTTACTTTTATACTTTTTGTATAACTTGTACATTAAAGCAATTCTACCATAATGTACATCGTCTTTCTTTTTACTATTATTCCATTTACAAATTCTAATATTAAATTCAGTTCTTAACTTCTTTTCAGTTCCAGCGTAAGTTATAAAAAATTTATCACCTTTACTTAAAATCTTTTCTAATGTTTTCAAATCATAATTTTGAATATCTTGAAATGCTGTAGTTCCACTACCTCTACCACAACTAACACCACTTAAATCCACCTTACCATTTATAATATCTGCTAAATCCTCATCAGGTACTGAATTTAAAATACCTAAATTTCTAAGCAATGGTATATCTTTTGTATCAAATTTTACTTCTTCATTTTCATTTAAGTTTTGTAGTAATTCATCTATAACATCAGAATGCCATTTATTCTCAATCAGTATTTGAGATAAATGATATAAGTGTGCAGAGTTGTTTGGATTAGGTTTACCATCATCTACACGATAACCCCATTCTTTTACTATTTTTTCAAAATTTATTTTCATACAAACTTCTCTGTAATATCTTTCATTTCGTGATAATTTAATCCCCAACTTACTTTAACAGGATATTTACCATCTTGTTCTAATATTTGTTTAACTTTCTTTAAGTAATCTAATCCGTCTTCCATATTAAAGTCAAGTAAAAAACTATCATAAGAGTAAAGTATTAATTTACTTTTATAATCTTTTACTTCGGGAATCAGTCGTGTCAACGCCTTCATATTGTTTTCAGTTTCCATAAGTTGAATAGTGTAATTGAATAACTTATTAGCATTCATATCACCTAAATTTTTCTTATGTAATTGTCTATTATAAATATCTGAAACGATAAATTCTTTTGAATTATACTCTTTCCATAACTCTTCAATATAATCGTGAACTTTACTAAAATATGGATTCATTTGTACTACATCGTGAGGTATAAAACCATATAAATATTGAAACGATAATGTTTTAGCCTCTTCATAACTAACATTATAAAACTTTGCCATATGCTCGTGTACTGAACCTTGTGGGAAATCATAATCTATTTTGTCTGCAATCAATCGTAAGTGATAAGCATCAAAGTCCATCTCGACCAACACACCATTTTTGAACCGACTTACAAATGGTTTTCTACTACCATCTTTTTTATTTAATGCTGCAAAGTTAGTACCACCGAATCTATTACTTGGTCTACCTGTAGATGTATAAATATTATATTCAGTATGTAGTTTACTCTCAACTGTTTGTAATCCGTTTGTTTCTATGTAAGTAAGATTGTCTAGTACTTCATCATTGTATGACATATTGACAGAAGTGTTATGTTTAGCTATTATACTTTCAAGTATCTTAGCAATCTTTCGTGATTTATCTAAATGCTTCAACACTGGTATGATTGTGTTGATGTTTTCTTTTTTATAATATCTCATATTCAGAAAACTATGTGAATTAGTATCTGTTTCATCTATTGAGATTGGACTACCTTCATTCATATAATGCATTAAATTCACATCAATAACATTAGTTAACTTAATGAAATGATTTAACTTTTTTCTGTCATACGTGTATTTTTTAGTATTGGATTCAAGACTTGGTATTTTAACGTTTAATGTTTCACTATGATTGAAAGGCAGTATAAACTCTTTACCACTTAACAGTTTGACGTATAACAACGATAATGAGTCGTTTATCGGATGTTTATTATCATCACATGGTATAGGTACTAATATACAATCTTCTGATTTATAGTGTTTTATAAATCTTTTCAGTTGTGAGTTATTCTCTATGATTACCAATATATTTCAGACCAAAGTTTAGTTGTTTCTGGAAATGTTTCTAACATAATCTCTTTTAAAGCTTTTGCGTAGTGTTGTATTTCAACTTGTGATGTTGCTTCATCTCTGAGTTCTATAAAGTTCATTATAGATTGAAATGATGCTGTCCACCAAACTTTTGTATAGACTGTCAATGGTAAAATACTACGAGCTTGTTCTTTAGCCATGCCCATATCTAAAAACTTATTATAAGTATCTATTAGTTCTTTCTGAGCAGTTCTCCATTTTATCGTGGCAGTAACCTGGTCATCAATCAATCCATCACTAGCTTGTTTATTGTCATCACTTTGTTTACGAAACTCTGTTGGTTCGTAAAATTCATCATAAGGGACATAACGACCACTTATCTCATTCCAGGCATGGTCTTTAGTGACGTGTGAAGATGTTGTCTCGATACCCACTACGTGTTTGTACCATTGTCTCATCACGAACTCTGGAGCCTTAATTATGAACATTGCGTGTTGATGTCTAAATGGAGAATGATGTTTGTGTTTGATTAAGAAACGTGATAACTTTCTGTCTTTGTCTGTAAATGTTTCACTAAATCCATCGAAGATCGGAAGAGCACACGTCTGAACTCCAGTCACAGAGTCAAATCTCGTA